TAGTAAAGTCAATACAGGAATTTCCTGAAATGTTAAAGCTAAGACCAATTGTAGTTGATGAAGATATGATGGTGCTTGGTGGCAATATGAGATTGAAGGCAAGTAAAGATGCAGGGCTTAAAGAAGTTTGGATAGAAGTAGCTGAAGGATTAACTGAAGAACAAAAGAAAGAGTTTATAGTTAAAGACAATGTAGGGTTTGGAGAATGGGAATGGGATATGTTAGCTAATGAATGGGATAGCAGTCAGCTTGAGGATTGGGGTTTAGATGTTTGGCAAAACCCTGATGACAAAATAGATGAAGCGGAAGAAGGCGAAATTATAGAAGTTCCTAAGTCTTTGCAAGTGTTACCTAAAAAAGAGTATATTATAATTTGTGAGGACGAAGATAGTTTAGAATGGCAAGAATTAAAAGAACTTTTCAAATGCCAAACAGTTAGAATGGGCGGTTGTAAAATTGGAAGCAGCAGTGAACAATATGGATTAGAAAGAGTATTTAACCTTAAAACATTTAAACAGCGTGTCGGAATTTAAAATTTGCATACCATCAAAAGGAAGGGCAGGGGTAATGACCTCGCATAAAGTATTTAAGTCAGCTACTATATTTGTGCCAAAAAGTGAAGTAGAGCAATATAAAATATACTCAAACGAAATAATAGGAATACCTAATGAGGTAAGAGGTATAACTGCAACTAGAAATTGGATATTAAAAAACACAAAACAAAATGTTTTCTTTATAGATGATGATTTTCAAGATGGTGGCTATATGGAAAGATTAACTGAACAGTATTCAAGAAAACATGTTAGAGATGAAAATGTTTATATTAAAGAAATAGGTAGGTTATTTGAAGTGTCATATCAAGTAGGCAGCAAGATAAATGGGTTTTTTACAACGAACAATAATTTAACTTTATATCCTTATAACCCTTTTTTATTTAATGGAGTTTGCTTAGGTTCGTGCATGGGAGTTATAAATGATGGCACTTATTATTTTGATGAAACTTATGAAGTAAAAGAAGACTACGAATTATCATTAAGACATATATTAGAAAGAGGATTAACAGTAAGAAGTAATGTCTTATATATGCAACACGAACATACTCAATTAAAAGGTGGTTGCAGAGATAGTAGGAGAATAGAAAAAGAAAAATTTGCAATCAAGCGTTTAATAAAAGAATACCCTAATATGATAAAAGAAGCTAAACACAGAGGAACATCTTTTAGCATACAACTTAATATATAATGGAACAGAATAGAACAAAGATTAACAAAGAGAGATTACTCAAAGCATTAGAGAGTTCACTAGGAGTAATAACAACAGCTTTAAAAGCAACTGACTTAAGCAGAACAAACTTTTATAAATGGCTAAAAGAAGATGAAGAATTTAAAGCTAAGGTTGAAGAAATAGAAAACATACAACAAGATTTTATTAAGTCAAAGTATTATGAATGTGTAAAAGACAAAGTTCCTTCAGTTGTAATTCACGCTGCTAAAACTAGATTAGGTTGGAATGAAACAAACAGAGTAGATATAACTTCAGGCGATAAAGCTATCAATATGCCTGTTATAACATTTGTTGAAACTGATACTGAATAAGAAATACAATCCTTTATTTTCATCTGACGCTCGTTACTTTATAATTACAGGCGGAAGGGGATCAGGAAAGTCTTTTGCTGTAACAGTCTTTCTTACTTTACTTACAATGACTAAAGGGATAAGAATACTCTTTACTCGTTTCACAATGACATCAGCTCACTTATCAATCATTCCTGAGTTCTTAGAAAAGATAGGGCTTTTAGGGTTTGATGAAGTGTTTAGTATTAATAAAGCAGAAGTAGTAAATACAAGCAATCAATCAGACATTCTATTTAGAGGTATTAGAACATCAGCAGGAAACCAAACAGCTAGTTTAAAATCATTACAGGGAATAAGCACTTGGGTATTAGATGAAGCTGAGGAGCTTGTAGATGAGAATATCTTTGATACTATTGATTTAAGTATTAGAGAAAAGAACATACACAATAGAGTAGTTTTAATATTGAACCCTGTTACAAAAGAACATTGGATATATAAACGTTTTTTTGAGGACAAAGGCGTAGAAGGCGGTTTTAACGGCTCTAAGGACAATGTATGTTATATACATACTAGCTACCTAGATAACATAGTAAACCTCTCACAGAGCTTCCTAGAGCGTATTAAGAGCATAAAGCATAGGAACTTTAAAAAGTATCAGCACAAAATCTTAGGGGGGTGGTTAGACAAAGCAGAAGGAGTTGTATTTGAGAATTGGAGTATTGGTGAATTTAATCCTGATGGTTTACAAACTTCTTGTGGAATGGATTTTGGTTTTAGTGTAGACCCTGATAGTCTTACAGAAGTAGCTATTGATAAAAGGAAGCGTAAGATATATTTAAAAGAACATATCTATAAGAACGGATTAAAGTCAAACGAATTAGCTCAAATCATATTAGACAAAGTAGATAATAAACTTATCATAGCCGATAGTGCAGAGCCAAGACTAATAGCCGATTTAAGACACTTAGGAGTAAACATCAAACCTGTAAAAAAAGGAACTATTGAAAGTGGAATAACTCGTATGCAAGACTATGAGCTTGTCATAACTCCTGAAAGTACAAACATAGCTAAAGAGTTGAACAATTATGTATTTGCAGATAAGGGTTCAAAATTATACCAAGACGCATTCAATCACGCAATAGATGGTGTTAGGTACAATGTTATATACCACTTAGATAACCCTAACGCAGGGAAGTATTACGTACAGTAAACTAAAATCAATTAATTTCTATTATATATTAGATGAAAGTAAAAATCAAGAAGGAAGGAAAAGAAAAGAAGTTCAAGTTAATAAGCAGTTGGGAAGATGTAAGTTTAGAGAAGTGGCTAAAGCTTATTAGATTTCAAGAGGGCAGCAAGACAGAGGAAGCAGAAAAAACAATAGCTGAACTTTCAAACATTCCTAAGAAGTTGATAAAGGAGTTGGCTTTAAAAGATGTCGCTTTAATAATGAGTAAGCTAGCTCAGTTACAGCATAAGCAAAACAGCTCTTTAAAAAGGATAATTGAAATAGAAGGAGTAGAGTACGGCTTTCACCCTGACTTAGACAGCATTACATTGGGTGAGTATGCCGACATAGAAACTTTTATTAAGAACGGAATTGAAAAACATTTGCCTGAGTTGATGGCTGTATTGTATAGACCGATAAAAGAAAAGAAGAATGACATTTATATTGTTGAAGCTTATGATGGTAATATACGGCTCAGGGCAGAAGAAATGAAAAAGATGTCAGCTGAACAAGTGCAGAGTGCATTGGTTTTTTTTTACGCTTTCGTGACAGAATTGTCAAAGACTTTGCAATCGTGTTTGACGGAAGTGCTGATGGAAACGAAGACGCAATAGCAACGGAAAGCTTTGCCGAGAAGTGGGGATGGTTCGGAGTCCTCCACAGATTATGCGGAGCTGAGATAGTAAACTTAGAAAGAATAACGAATTTAGGATTGTTAGAGTGCTTAACTTGGTTAAGTTATGAAACAGACTTACACTCACAAAACAAAGTACAAAGAGATGGTAAACAATAAAACATATAATAACGTAGTAAACACTTTGCTAAGATTAGGCGAGTATCACGAACAAATAAGCACAACTTCAGTAGGTGATATTTATGACATCAATCTTGAAAAGATGGAGAAGTTTCCTTTAATGCACATCAACCCTACATCAGTAACAACAGGTGATAGTCAATTGACATATAACTTTCAAGTGTTTATTTGTGATATGGTTTCTGAAAAATCAGATTGGCAAACGAAACAGCACGAGCTTTTAACTAAGCTTGTAAACACAGAGAATAACGAGCAGGAAGTATTCAATCAAACTTTAGCTATTTGTACAGACATAATCGGAATGCTTAGACATAGTTCAAGACAATCTATAGCAGGAGTTAATGATATTAACGAACCTATCTATTTTACACAAGACCAATTTACAATAGAGCCGTTTCAGGAAAGGTTTGATAATTTATGCTGTGGCTATGTATTTAATATAGGTGTATTAGTTCAAAACGACTTTCAGACTTGTGATATTCCTGTTAATACTAGAGGTGCAGGATATTAATGTTCAAGTTTAAGATAGGAAGACTAATAGTTCAAATAGGGTGGAAGAAATTTAAAATAACAATAAAATTATAATATGGCAGATTTAACAACAACAATTACAGAGAACGTAGTGCTTAACGGCTCAGTCAGAGGTTCTTCAAATATTTTAACAACTACAGACATAGTTGATGTATTTGAAAGAATATTAACTTGTACTCACTCACAGACTACAACAGTAGCAGTATTTAATTCAACACCTCACGGAGCAGATGGTGCTTTAGATGTAGAGAATTGCAAATACCTTAGAGTTACTAACTTGAGTACAGACCAAGATATGAAAGTAGCTTATGTAACTTCAGCTACAAACTATCAGGTAACAGTAAGAGCAGGTGG